GGCGGTGAAGATATTGTCCGGGCGATTGGTACCCTCCAGCTCTTTAGCCCCCTTGCCTGGCTCAGTAAGTTTGGTTTATCTCCAAAGGGTCGGAGATCCAAGCTTGCCCGAATCAGGGACAAGGAGACCAAGTGCCGGATTGTTGGTATCCTTGATTATCCGACGCAGTCAGCTCTTTACCCTCTACATACTTCCCTTATGGGACTATTGAAGAGGCTGAAGCCTGATTGCACGTTTAACCAAGGATCCTTCAGAGCCACACTACCTTTGAAAGGACCGTATTACTCCTACGATCTATCAGCCGCAACAGATCGGTTTCCATGCAAGCTGCAGGAAATCGTTCTGGCTAAGCTTATAGATCCGGAGTATGCGGCGGCATGGTTACGAGCTACGACAGACCGTGACTTTATGGTCACATGGACTCGCCCACATGAAAGCATTCGCTATTCAGTGGGACAGCCTATGGGAGCATATAGTTCATGGGCTCTGTTCGCAGTATCGCACCATGTTGCTGTTCGGCTCGCGGCTGAAAGGGCTGGATATCCAGACTTTCAGGCCTACGCCCTGTTAGGAGACGATATCGTTCTCACTAATGAGGATGTAGCCCGCGAGTACCGAACACTCCTTGCAGAGATAGGTGTAGGCATTTCAGACACAAAGTCACACGTATCTAAAGATACGTATGAGTTTGCTAAGAGATGGATACACCGTGGAACTGAGGTGTCCCCCGCTCCTCTAGGTTCTCTATTCGAAGCAATGCGCCTCGATAAGAAATGGCAGTCCGGTTTTTCTCACCCTGAGAAAGGCGTCCTGTTTATTTCTTATTACGAGGTAGCTACTTGGTTTAGAGAGCTAGAGGCTCGGTGGACACCACGATCCTACACTATGGTAACCCGGGGCTTGGTGGCTTCACTCTTGAAACTTTTAACTCCATCGGCTGCTTATGCGGACCGATTGGCGGAAAAAGCGTACAAGTTCTTCTTATTACCTTCACGAGAAGATAGTAAGAACCTGAGACGTGAGAAAGCAAGAATCTTGCTTTCACTCATATCAGGCAATATCTTTTCTTGCAATCTCGCTGGGTCTTATCATGGGATATTCCCGTCTGTGATTGATAACGAAGGTGATCATGTTAAGTTCCCCGAACTTAATATGGCACCCGAGCGTCAATTACATGCGGATGAATGGCTCATGGTCTGGCTCAACGAATGCAAGGCAAGAGTATTGGAGGAAGCCATCAAGAAGCAGTTAGCATCTTTGCAAAGGTTTCAATTAGAACTTGGCAAATATGTTGACCTGCTTCCTGAAGGGTCGGATGCCCAATCGACACTACTTTCCTTGCCTC